CCAGCCCGGATAACGCCTCTCCAACCTTTTGTATCGGCGCGATTGTATCGCCACTGAAAACGTCGCTTTCGGATAAGCCTAGATCTCGGAAGGTTTTAATCATTTCCTCAGACCCGTTCTTAGCTTCATAAATCGCCTTTGTGAACGTGAGCAAACCCTTGGTTGGATCGCCTTCGAATCCAGCCTCTGCCATTGTCTGAGTGAGAATCATTAGATCCCGCGTGGCGATTCCGGTTGCTTCCGACAAGTCAACCATACTGCCAGACCAATCCATCATTTCGGACGCGGCTTCGGGTATGATAGAAACAAGCCTCCCGACCCAGTCTGTCATTTTAGCGCCGACTTCACGCGCAGCTCCGATGCCGACTTGCCGCATTCCTCGACCCATCATGCTGCCGACTCCAGCGAGTCCTTTTGCAACACTTTTGCCATCGAAGCCAAGTTTGAAAGTCGTGCCAATCATAGGTCAGGAAGTGGTTTATTTGCTAGGGTTTCGAATTCATCCATGATTTCTTGTGATACCTCAAAGAAGTTTTTCCAGACATACCGCCCGCCGTTGCGAACGCCGTCCGCGTGAATTAGTTGCAAGACTTCGGCCATGTCCATGTCCATCATAACGTGATCTGGATTCAGTCCGACACGCAGCGCAAAGAGTTTCACATGCGCTAGGAAACATGGACTTGCTCCCCCTTTCCCGGCAACTCGCTTTCTACCATCGCGGCGCGGATTGGTTCAAGTTGTTCTTGCAAACCCAAAGACGCGGCGGCGGAAATCTCGTCTTCATTTTCCACCATGTATTCAAACACGGCGGCGGTGCGCTCTTCCTTGGTCATCTTTGTCAGCGCATAGAATTCCTTGTGCGTAGCCGTGCATACAAGGAGCGTTTCGGCCATTGCGAGAATAGCGCCTCCTCCTGTGGTTGATCCGACAAAAAGCGGATTTTCCCACTGTTCAAGAGTGGCATACCTAACCGGAGAAAGGCAAACGTTTTTACCGCCGATTGTTAGTGGCGCTTTGGTCCACGCCTTTGCTAGTAGGTTGTCTCTATGGTTCATATTTTTCTTATCCTTGGAGTCTTGATAGAAGCTCGCGCCGTTGTGCTAGCGGCAAGTCAGAGTCGATCATCGTATGCGCGTCCCCAATGTTTTGATGGATCGACCGCCGCGCCTTCTTGTAAAGTTCAAGGCATACGGCCCGATTGCCGACAAACGCGAGGATGTATGATTCCGGTGCGTCTGGAAGATTTGAAACAAACAAGTCGATGTCGGAAACTCTCCGTAGTCCCGGCAACGAAACGCCAAGGCTAGACAGATAAGAGACGGCGTAACTAAGCCAGTCGTCCGGTGTGAGTCGTCCTTGTGGCTTGCCTTTGATGAACTGGCAGATACGGACAAACGGATGGTGCGCCGGAATGCCTGATCCGTCCGACCAATACGTCATCAGGATATTTGTCTTTTCCTTTCCGTCCTCGCTCGTCTGCATGAGTCCAAACGATGCGTAATTGTGCCCATCGCTTGACTCGATCACCTTTGCCGGGAACGCGGGATTCAACGGAATGCCACACGCCATGATTGCCGCCGCGAGATTGATATCCCCGGTCTGGATTGCGCTTTCACCTTTCATGTTGAGCTTTCGATTAGGTCAGGGTTGTTGGACTTCCGGCGGCAACGAACGGACAATAAACACCTGAGATGCTTCCCGTTTCAAAGCCTGTCGCCTGAGACGACATTTCGCCGCCAGTGATGATGATTGCCGCACCACTCGCCGCCGTTCCGTCTTGGAATTCAGCTAGTCGGGTTCGGGTGCTGTTCGTGGTGTTTGCCAGCGTGACGGTCAATCCCACTGCACCAACGAGTCCGGTTCCCTTTGCTGAGATGATTCCGTCAATCGAAACGTCGATTTTGCCGTTGTAAACAGCCATGCCAACGTCGCAACCGATATGATCAGGAGCGGTCGCTTGCTCCGATGTATTGGAAAACGTGACGCTGCCAGCGTAAAGTCCGGTTGCAGTGACATCATCGGAGCATCCGAATTGAGCGGTTGAATAGACTTTGGCGTGTGACATAGTTTTGTGGATTCTTGGTTAGATCGGGCAAGCGATGACGGTCAGGTCGTAAGATGAAATCAACTGTCCGTCTGTCGACTCTTGTGTAGGAACCCCGCCCCGAATGTCAAATATCCGCCAACCGTTGCGCTCGCTCGCCCAGCTGATCGCGTCGGTGTCGCCAAGGACGTTCATCATATCCGTTTGCATCTGGAGTCGGTCGGATTCGTCCGTTCCTTCCTCAGTCTCCGCAACTGGGACCGTGACGAGTTCAACCTTGACCGTGAATGCCGACACCCCGCGCATGAATACGCCGTTTTGCTCCGTTCCCTCCTGTCCGGTTTCGTGGACGGTGATGTATGGCGTATTGAGGTCGAGTCGTTCGCCCATCACAACGACGGGAAGCGATGTGATTGCGGCGAATTCCGGTTGCTTGTAGTTGATCCAGTCGCGGATTGAATGATTGATTGTCATGGCTTTGTTTTTTTGTCGATTGCCGCGAGTGCTCGGCGGTAGAATTGAACTGTCTTTTTTAGTCCGAAGTTGATGGCCTTTTGTGATCCATCGCGGGCGAGGACGTAGCTTGTAGCAACGTGTCCGACCTTGTTTGTGATGTCTGCGGACGGACGCCATGTGGACTTTGGCGCGGAGATCGCACCGAATCCTTTGCCGGATCGCTGCGCCCACCCCATGAAGTTCTTGCCGATGTTAATTTTGTCAGCGCCGGTCTGTTTTTCGGCCATCTTTTTGCCAGCGTCTAACCATCCACCCTTTGCCATGCCCGCGTGTTTGAACCGGATTTTCATCGCTGCCTTGAACGTCGCTTCCGAGCATTCCTTTTTTGCGGAGATTGGCAGCTTTGCCGTTCTTGCGCGGCGACTAGTGCGGTTCAACTCAATCCACGCATTTACGTCGGCGGCGGATTGAAGCGCCTTGCGTGATTTCCCGACACGCGGGACGATCAAGACAACTTTTAGCGCATCCGCTATGATCGCGCCTTCCTGCTTCCCCTTTGCCCATGGAAATGATGACGATCCCGCGCTGCCTTTCTTGGCTTTCTGCCTGCCCCATACCTGAGTCTCAAAAGCCAACTCACGGCAGGTTTGAACGCCCCACCGGACAACCGCTTGCGCCGTTGTGTCGCCAAACTGCTTGGCGTATTTCTTGAGGCTTTTCTCAAGTTTTGGCCGGTCGAACTTTGCGGTGATCACGCGGCGATTTTGCCGCCACTGTCCCGAAAGTCAAAAATCAGCCTTTAGCTAATTCAATGCTATCCACGTTGCTTAAAAACGGATTATAAACATTAACGGCAATCACTCCATCTTCGGAGGTTTTTACGCTTTTTGATTTAGCGTCGAACTTTATTTTGCCAATAAAAATTCCAGATGGATTATCACAAGATCCGAACGACTGGATAAGCTCTTGATTTTCCATTATTTTGCTTCTCAGGAAATCAAATAGAGCTGACTTATTTTTGTCTGATTCCGGTATGGTTCCATTAAAAATGAAAGCGTCAACCATCTCGTCAAAATTACTCTTTATTACAGTTTGCATAATTTTAATTTCCTATCATTGCCAACTTTCAACGTCTTTCAAACTTTGCTGTTTTTGGAAATCCAGTCGCGTAATTTTCTTAATCCTTTCGCCACAATTTGTCTAATCCTCTCTCTGGAAATTGGCTTTCCGCTAAATCTGCCTAGATTGATCCTGCCGATTTCATCAAATGTCCTACATTCGATTATCCTTTGATATAAAATAGAAATATCCCTATCTGAGAGCGAATTAAACGATGTTTCCACAAGGCTTTCTCCTGAATGATCTATGAGCGATTTTATATGTTGATTTCTCATTTAATTTATCAGCCTTTCCACCTTTGCTCATCAGCAACGAGCCGCTTGACCTTGATCGTATCGCCCATTCTTCCGGGGCGGTATGGAGAACCTGGACGACGGATAACGCATCCCTCTCCACCTCCAGCAACAACAATTCTTTCCATGTCGTCAAGGTCGAGGTGTCCGATTATTGGAATGTGGATAACGCGCTCGGCGTGTGGCGGGAGCTCTATTGATTCAAGCGCCATAATCCGGCTCTCAACCGTCCCGCTTTCGGCAAGGTCGAATATCATAAACTTGATTCCCATCCAATCGCCGTTTGGCTTTTGAAGGATCGAGACGAGGCGGTCGAAAGTTCCATTCCCCATCCAGAGTTCGCCGTCTAGTCTGCGGTCAGGCAATCCGGATGTAAACCACACCGGCGGATTCAGGTCTTTGCCGTTTCGAGTGCGGAGTGTTTCACCGTCCCAAATTGCGCGAATTCCATCCATTTTCACCGACGCAAGCCAGCCCGTCACGTCCTCTGGGATGTCGTGGGTTAGTAGAGCGGCTTTCATGGGTGAAAATTCCCATTAAACCGGTGCGGAGTAAAGCAAAAAATCACGCTTTCTGAATTTGATTCAGCGTAATCGTCGTAAACGTGCCGCCGATGCTTAGAGCGTCGATTCTCCATGTCTGCCCGCGTGCTATGGCGACTTTCTTCAAGGTTCCGGTTGGTAGGGCGTCGGCGCGGCAAACCGCCGTCAGTGATGCCGTAGGCTCAAATCCGCCGTTGCCGAATTCCGACCCTTGACCAGCTTCGGAGAGAACGCATTGAATCGTAGTGCTGCCAATCGTCACGGACTCCGTGCCGATCATGGAAGATGCTTGTGAGTGCGCGGCTTTGGCAAAATCGGTGACGATTGGCATGGGGTGATTTTGCCGCCCATGTTGCGAAGGTCAAACTGACTCGGCTTTGAAAAAACAAGATCGTAATTCTCGCGGTATTTTACGAGATCGGTCGGCCTCTGTTTGTCCCCTTTTCCTGCGCTCATGCGTGATTCCGGTTAAGCTCCTAAATCTTCATACCAGTTCATCCGAAGCATCACGATTGACGATGCCCCGGTAGTGATACTGACAAGATATTCGGTTGATGGTTTCAGAATCCATTCAGCCTTTGAAGCATCCATGTTAATTGACGATCTGGAAGAAACGATTGTAATATATTGAGCTATTTGCGTTCCGTTCGCCCCCACCGTCGGCGCGGTTTTGATTGTCATTCCTGGAACATTCGGAGTTCCGATGCGGTTTCGGTTGCGGATCGTCGTCACGGCGGTTCCGGCGCTGATTGTCGGAGCTTCAAACAGGAATAAGCTAGATGTTCTGTCGCAAATAAGATCGAAAGAAAGATGCGGGCATCTGATTGCCGTCGCATAGGCTGGAACCGTCAATCGAAAGTTTGCGGTTCCGTTCAGCTCCGCGTTGTAATACTGATATTGATACGACTCTCCCTCATGATTCTGATGGTGTGCAAAATCAATAAAAACCGGAATGTCTGAAACCGGATCGGTCGGGCCAATAAGCACCGGAATACCCTTTCGTCCGGTAAATTGTGCGGTTTCAGGAGTAGCGCCGTCAAGGTTTACGTGCAACACCTCAACGCCATCCGAGTTCGTGGTTTTCAATACTTCAGTTAAGGCAAACGGGCTGCGAATAATTAGGTTGTCTTCGGCCATCGGATTTAAATTTTATGATTAAAAGCAATATACGGCGGCACCCTCGCAGATGTCGCCGTATAACATGAAACACAAACGCAACAGAGAGTATTAGCTGATCGTGCAGAGGTTCTTATTAACGACGTGCCAGAGTTCATTATAGGCGACAAGTTCAAGGCTCGCGCCGAGGAACGCTGCAAACGTCGCGGTAGTTTTTGCCCCACCAGTAACGCCGTCGTGAATCAACGATGTTGCGGTGATGGTGTGAGCATAAGCGGTTCCGGTCGTGATGGTCAGGCGCGTGCCGTTTTGCGCTGCTGTCGGTGCAGCGAGGGTGGTCGCGTTTACGGCTCCTGCGCGGGCGATGACAACGAGGCTTGTCGCAATGACTATGGGATCGGTCCCGCCCGTGAGAACGGCGGCCAATGGCAACTTAGAGTTGCTGGTTCCGTCTTTGAGAAGCACGCTATCAATGGTCACGCCAGCGGCGGAAGTGTTTTCGGAGATTGTGTCGGTTTTAATAATGCCAGCCATAATTTTAGTGAGTTGAGATTTTGATTAAACAAGGATAAGCGTGCCGTCAACGTCGAGCGACCCGTTGATTGTCAGCGTGTCATAAATGACGCATTGAGAATCAACCGGGATGGTCAGGTTTTCCGTTGCGGGAATGGTTGTGAGATTGCAATTAACTCCAGCAACACCGCTTTCTTTGGTGGTTGCTTCCAGCGAGTCAACGAGCATCCCGAGCGTGTGCGTCAGCGTGTATTGACGGGCGACACGGAACGGTCCGAACCGCTGAACGGTGCTGGCTCCGATGGTCGTCGCGTCCTCCGTTGAGTCCTGCCACTGTAACAGCCCCGAGTCCTTATCGGTCGCGGTAATTACAAGCGTCTTCCCAACAGGAAGGTTGTTTACGGATGTTTGGGACATTAGGGTAAAAGGGGCGGGCCAGATTTTACCTGACCCGCCGCTTGTTGGTTGGGATTAAGCGCCACGAAGCACCGAGATAAACTCAGGGCGAAGGACTTTGACGCCCCAAGCGATAGAGATTTCGTAGGTTGCCATGCGGTAGCCGGGGTAACAGGCGATTTCGAAGGACAAGCCGGAAAGCGGGTCGGTGATGGTCTGACGGTCGAGCGCCATGTCGTTATCGTCAGAGATTGGCAGACGGGTAGCGAGCAGGATAGCGGGGCGAGCGAGCGCAATGTTGCGTTCACCGGCGGCGACAACCGCAACCGCGTGTTCGGCAGCACCTTGAGCAACGCGAAGGCCAGGAGCGGCAATGGTCATGGTTGCGCCGGAAACAGCGGAAACAAGTGCCGTCACAATGTAGCGGTTTGTGTCGCCACCGACTCCGATGGTCACAGCGTCGCCAGCCTTGATCGTGCCGGTTCCTACAGCCTTCAGCGTGAAGCTGGTTTGTCCGACGGTCGTGGCGGTGGATGCAAGAACTGCATTCGCAGCGGTTCCGACGACTGGGCTTTGGATTTGCGCGGATTCGCGGATGTCGAAACCGTAAACGCTTCCAAGCACGCCTTGACGGAGGAGGCTTGCGTCGCCGGAAGTGTTGACGCTGGAGAGTTGCGTGAGTGTCCGCATGGCTGCACCAGCGGTCGTGGACATGATAAATGAACGCTCCGAGATTGGCGCGGTGTTGTCATCAAGGATCTTCTTTTGATTGGCAAGGTCTGCCAGATTAGTTTTGAAGATCGTGGTGTCGGCAACAGCGGCATCACGGGAAGCTCCGAGTTGGGCGGCAACAGAGATGTCGGTTTCGATTTCGTTGACGGCGGCACGGATAGCTTGCGCGATTTGTTGTTGGTTGACGGACAAAGCGCCAGCACCTTGATCCATTGCGTAACGGTCCTCGCCGCTCCACGAGAACGGGAAGTTGCGGGATTTAGTTAGCGTCAACGCGGCATTTGCGATGGTCTGGTTAGCAACGGTCGGGAGGGCCATTGCGGGAGTAGTGTCACGACCAGCGGTGTTTGCGGCGGTTTGCGGGACGCGCAAGGTTTGACCTACAGCAACGCGGTCGGCGCTAGGGTCGCGGGTCACGGATGGAATAAATCCGACCAGTTCACGACCCACCACATCAAGCGCGGCGTAGCAGTCTGGAATCAGGTTAGTGAGGGTATTGTTGTTTGATGGAGCAGCCATGGTTTTAGTTGATTAGATTGTTGAGTGATTGGTTGGTTTTATGCGGTGATTTTTCCGCCAGATTTACAAAACGCCATCGCGTCGGATGGATTGAGATTGTTGAATTCTGCGCGGGAGATTGATTTTCCAGAGGATTGTGGGTCGCCTTCGATGGCGGCTAGTTGTCCAGCGGCGGCGAGAATCGCAACGGCTTGTGCGGCGGATGATTCCTTGACGGTTTCAATCTCGGCCTTGGCGGTTTCGAGTTCGGCTTTGATCGTTGCCAGTTCGGTTTCGATCACTGCTTTTGTATCGGCAAGAGCGACGATTTCAGCGTCCTTGTCAGCGATGACGGCAGACAATCCGGAAAGCTCGGTGATTTTTGCCTGCGCGTCGGTGAGATCAGCGCGGAGAGAATCGTTTTCAAGGATGGCAGCTTCGATCTTCAAAGCGTCATCATTGCCGGGAAATAGTTTTGCGAAGATGGACATGTTCATGTTTTTAGGTTTTGCACCCCCAATGTCAAATTGACCGTCAACGAAGCCGTTTTTGAGCGCGTCGTCGAAGTTCATCCAAGTCTCGGCTTTCATCATTTCGCGGATTTCGCCCTGAGTCTTTCCGGTCTTTTCCGCGTAGATGTTGGCGATGTCAGACGAGATTCCGCCGAGCAAGTCAGCGGCTTTGCGGAGTTCATCGGAGTTTCCGCGAACGGTTTGAGACGCTTCGTGGATCATCATGCGGCCGTGCTTGACCATCTCGACCCGATCACAAGCCATGCAGATGACGCTGGCCATGGACGCGGCCATTCCGGTGATTACAGCGGTGACGACCACGCCGCGTCCGCGAAGGGATAAGATTTCCTTATAGATGTTGTATCCGTCGAAGATTGAACCGCCTGGGCTATTGATTTCGATTTCCAGCGTATCAACGGCGTTTTCTGCGGACATGGTAATCTCGCCAAAGTCCGCGCCGGATGCGTGAGCAGATGCACCGAATAACTTGCCGATGTCATCAATGACTTTCTCGACAGAATAGCGGTTGATGTCCTCGGTGAGCTTCACTTTGCCGGATTTGTTTTCAATCTGAATTAGGTTCATTTGGTTTGATTGGTTCGGGTGTTTCCTTTGGCTCAACTTCGCTCATTTCGTTCGGAGTGAGCATGAACATTTCGCGTTCTTCAATCTCGATGTCTTGCCCGTATTTTGCGTTGAGTTCTTTCGCGACGGATTTAGCTGTGAATTTTCGCCGCCACACGGACGCGGCTCGACTGCGGAGAAATGTTTCCTCCTCAAGACCGCGAGCGGCTAGGACTTCTGAGAGATTGCGCGAACCGGTGCGGAGTTCTTCAAGTTCCATCTTGGACTCGCGGCCATCGTCAACGGACAGGCGCGGCGGGCGGGAAAAATCCCATGCGAACGGCGATTTCAAAACCGGAACCTTGCCTTGCTCGGCAAAGACAGAATACGCCCATGAGAAAGCGCGTTTGGCGGCATACCAGAGTCGTCCTTGGCGCTTCGTGACAAAGCGACGGCATTTAACAACCTCGGCGCGAACGTCGGTGCCTTGTGTTGATCCAGACCAAACGGAGATCGACCAGATAGGAATCACGGCGTCACGAATCAGGCGGTTTTGGAACGACTCCCAAACATCGCCAGGGTTTTCGTGCTTCATCTGTTCGATGCGCGAATTGCCGTTTTCTGGCAGGTAAAGAACGCCGCCAGGGAAAGATTGCGATGTGATCCCGCTTGTTCCGTTCGTGGCGTTTCCAAGAATCGTCATCGGGTCGTCAATGTCAGGGCCGCCGGATTCATTGAAAACCGTGAGTTGCAGACGAGAAACGATTTGCTGCCGGATGCGCTCGTCCTCGGTCGAAAGAAGCGACATTTTCAGCGATTCAAGAGCGTGCGTGAATGCCGGTAATCCGCGCCCCTGTTCGGCGTGTGTTGGGTCGAAGATGTGAATTATGTCACTTGCCGGAATATCTTTGAACTTCTCGGTGTTATCCGTCGATATGTTGAAGCGATACGCGGCGGGGCGCCCGGAAGCGTAGTAGATAACTCCGTCATTGATCCGGTAGCCTTTCCACGGTCCAGCTTCGGTCACTTTGCCGGAACTGTCTCGGGAATAGCAACGATGGCTTGGAATCACTTGGATTCGTGGCATTCCGTCGTCACCCTTGACGAGAATCCAAAACAAGTCTCCATCACGATCCATGGCGACGGAAGCGAGTTCAAGCAACATCCACCAATCGTAGATTCCTCCGCGAACATCGCATTGAGGAAACCAGAATGATTCCATGAATCGGCAGACTGGCAACGCTGCGTCGCGGTCGATTCCGTCATACTGCGGGAGCCATGCCTCACCCACAGCGTAATCGGCTTTTTGGAGGATACAGGCTCTTGGAACGCCCATATTCATAAACAAGCGATGCGATAGGCTGGCGAGCGTCCTGCGGTCAGTTGACGGGATTAAGCGGTCGATATCGTCATTGCGAACGCTGAACTGCGGTCCTCGGCGCATGGACCGATCAGCGGCATGAGCAAAGGTGTAAGGTTGGCCGTATTCGTTGAGGATTGCCATGACTTTACGGGAACTCTGTGAGTTGGACAGACGACGAAATGGGAGATCCGACTTCGATGCAGGAAACGACGCGACGGAGTAAAGCGAGGCGGTCCACGTTCTTCATTCCGACAGTGGCGGTGAACATCTGGCCGTTAATCGTCGAGGATGTAACTTGCGCTGTTCCGTTCGGGTCGGTCGCAACCTTCAACGCCAAAGCGGAAAACTCCGAACGGATCGCGGATATCGCCTTTGGATCGTGGCGAACGGCCTGATAAATGGAATTTGCCAGCGAGTGAATGGACACGCTGGCAGATTGTGAACCCTATCCCGAAAGTCAAACGGGCGGGTTTGCGGAGAAAACTCGGAACATGATCGCTGCGGCAAGTTGATACACCTCCGTATCACGCGCATGGTTTGCGCCGATGCGAGTCCACTCCTCAACGTCCCGCCCGCGAGCATCTTTCTTGGCAATGAGTCGTTCGCCGTTAAGATGCTTTGCGTAGGTCGGTGGAGCATCGTCATACGATTGCCAGTCCGCACCTTCGCCGTTGATTAGTCGCTGGAGGATGTATTGGAGCGGATTGGTTGCAACGTGCCAGCACTTCGCCCGCTTGCCATCCTTGGCTTTTGCGTGCCATGGTCGGGAAAATAAGCGCGTTTCCTTTTGGCCCTTGTTCGCGCCGGATTGGATTTCCCACTCCCATCCAGACTTCCGATTGCCGTCTCCTTTGATTCCCTGCCATCCGAAACGAGCGATAATCCCGGCCATGCGCTCCTGGTCGAATCCGACATCGAGAAACGTCAGCATCGGCTCAACCCCATACCGTTCGCGGATTTTGTCGCACTCGTCCTCGGTTGGAACATAGCCGAAATAGAGGAGGCGGCTTGATCCTCCTTCGGCCCATGCGCGGATCGAAAGCCAGAAGTGATCGCCGCCCGCGTCGATTGTGCAAAAGCGCATCTTTTCGTTGTCGATCTTGCGCTGTTCTTCGTAGTCTGAAAGCGTGTAACCGGATGTTTTGAGAGTGATCGTTTTGACGAGTTGTGATTCGGCCCAGCCTTTGGCGCGGTCCTTCATCATCCATTCCATCAAGCCGGTGTGATCCCCGATCCTCATCTGCCGGTCAGCGGCGAGCTTTTTTAGAACATCATACGCCCACGAAAACCACCAGACCGCGCCACGGTCCACATGGAATCCTTCGTGTCCACGCAATCCTTCATCAGAGACAAGCAGATAACCATCGTTTTCTGCCAGGCTATCGTGAAGCATCCGGCGGTTTGCCGGGGTGTCTGCGTATTCAGCGGCGCATTCTTGATTCGGGCAAATTCTCCGCACGGTGTCCGCGCTAGTCTGGTCGTCCCCGCTTCCGTCTTCGCGTAAAACGGTGTCCCATTTCAGTTGCTCGAAAGCAAACGGGTGCGCAACTCCGCATTTGGGGCAGCGCCATCCAAACTCCCACTTCCTGCATTTGTTGTGCTCGGTGTGAAGTTCACAGGTTTTGCCTGATTCGTCATCGGGATTCGCCATGACCCCCGCTTGTGAAACCATGCAAAACTTGCGGTTTTCCCGGTTGTGACCACGCGCAAGCCATTCTTTTACCATGCCGTCTTTCCAGTTCCATACCTCGTCTGCTTGGCCGTAGGTGATTGATTGTTCTTGAAGATTTGAAATGTTTGCACCCCCCGACGAAAGGAAGCAGTTTTTCCAGACAATTAGCTCGTCAGTGACGTTGTTGCGGAAATTTGATGGCCAGAGATTGTCAAGCGGGCGACATTTTTTCAGCGTTTTTAACAACCTCGTCTTCATCCATTTCTTGGCCGTATCGTCGGTTTGCGTCGCATAAAGCCCGGAGCCTGGAGACTGCGCTGGAATCCAACAGTTAATCGCCTCAAAAAAGGTTGACTTGCCCGCACCGGTCGGCATAACGCAAACCATCAGTCTCGTTTCGTGATCCGCATAGCACCCCATCGGCTTAATCCACCATCGCGTTTGGTCTGGATCAAACATCTCTCCGCGCTCCGAATTTTCAACAAAGACATATTGAGCACACCATCTCGCCGGATGGATGTCGGATGGCGCAACCGCCGCTAGTCTGCTTGCTTCGCTCATGATTCCGGGTAGTCCTTCCAAAACTCTGACATACCGTCCGCGTATGTGTTTTGAAGTTCGCGGACCTTGGATTTCACTACGTCCTTCATTTCGCCCATGGTGTTTAAGCCGTAGCAAAGCGCGGGAATTTCGTTTTCCATGCGGCGGAACATTCCTTGAAGCGCGTGCATGATTCGGGAGTCTCGGTCGTCGATTTCCTCGCGGCTCAGAAGCTTGTTGCGCTGGACCTTGTAAGCGAGCACTTCGCGCAAAACGGAAACCTGGACCTTGGAAACCTCAACGTCTCGCTTTGTCTGTCCCGGTTGAAGCGCGTTGTGTTCGATCTCCTCGATTGTAAGCGAGGTGTCGCCATGAGGAATCGGCACGGGTGTTTCATCTCGTTTCTGGCGTGGAGTGTATTCGTTTTTGTTGCCGAGCCAGCGTTTTACTGCCTCCCGGTCGTATGGATTGGCCCCGTCTTTTTTAGCCCGCTGGACATCCTTCAAGGTGCATCCAAGCTCGCTGGCTACGCTTTGTAATGTTGGCTTAGGCATTGTTGTTTGGGTCAAAATTCAAACGGTCGTTTTTACAGGAGTATCCCTCGCGTCGCAC